ACATCAATTAGAGAAGCGTTTTTAGGAAACCCTGCTGCAATATTTCACGCAACAGAAGGACTTATTAAAGGTCTAAGTAAAGGGTGGTTAAATGCAAAACACATCTTAGAGACAGGTGTAAAGTCTGATAGGTCAGATAAATTTGATAGTCCTGTCTTGTTAGAATGGTGGAGGTTTAATACAAATAGCAAGGTGCTAGATAAACTATTGAACTCTAAACTATTACCATGGTCTCCAAACTTTTTAAAGTATGTGCAAAGAGCAATGGTAGCAGGTGATCAAATGTTTTTTCATTCTGCTAAAGAAATGCAATCAAGAGCATTAGCAAACAGACTGAAAAAAGGAAAAGATGTAACACCAGAAGATATTAAAAGAGCAGAATCAATTTTAAATCCTTCTAAAGAGGCTCAAGAAAAGGCTAAAGCAGAAGCAAGAGATGATGGATATAAAGACGGAACAACTCAGTTCAAGATTCGAGTTCATGAAATAATGGAGGGTAATAGAGACATGACCATTCAAGGAACGTCTGAAGAGTTTGCTGCAAAAACAACATTTAATTATGAGCCAGAAGGTGCACTAAGTTATTTATATAACTTTATCGTACAGTCTAGACAGATGAAAGGTGTTGGGCCAATTATGACAACCTTTATTCCATTTGCAAGAGTATTAACAAATGTGTTTAATAGGTTCTTACATTATACACCTGTAGGATATGTTACAGCAGCAAGAGGTAAAGTAAGGGTTGCAAGTGGGAAAACAAGAATACTTTCTAAAGAAGAGAAAGCAGATCTTTATATCAAGGCAACTATTGGGTTAAGTACATTAACAGGTCTGGTAGGATATCTAATGTCTCACGCAGATGATGATGATAGTGTATTAAAAATCTCAGCAGCAGGGCCTAAAGACTTTAATAAAAAGTATGAATTACAAAAAGCAGGATGGAAACCTTTTACGGTTACTGTTGGTGATTTAAGTTTTTCGTATGCTGATCATCCTTTGTATTTTATTTTAGCAGCAGCAGGAACATTATATGAAAGTGATAAGTATGGAAACTCTATTGAAGGAGAAGGTGCAGCAGATTTATTTAGTTATGTAGCACTAACAACAAGTATGAGTATGTTGCAACAGTCTTGGTTACAAGGTTTATCAGATCTTGGTAGAATATTAAATTCTAACGATCCTGCTAAGGCAGTAGCAAATAAGGTGTTTGGTGTAGCAAGTTCAATTGCCTTGCCTAATTTCCATAAACAATTAGTAAGACAGTCTATGGAAATAATGGGTGATCCAATAAAAGCAAGAAGAACAGGTACACTAACTGGAGCACTTGATCAATTGTATAGAGATATTCCACTTGCAAATTCTGGTCTTTATGACATGGTAGATAATTACGGAGATCCTGTTATACCACACCAAGGTCAAAAATTTATGCCATTAGATATAAAACTAGGAGACAACGGTGATCCTTTAACAAAACATCTTGTAGGTGAAGGAGTCTTTGTAGGTAGTGCAAGTAATAGAAAAATTGAAGACTTCGATTTAGGAGAGTCAAGATATCTGGATGGAGATGAGTATCAAGTTTACAAAATGGAATCTGCTAAAGAGGTAGGTAAAGTTTTAAGAGAGAACAGAGATTACTTATATGGCTTAAAAGGTGAAGAACTAGGTGAAGCAGTAAGGGCATTAAAAATAGAGGCTAGAAACACAGCACTTTATGAATTATTTTATTACGGTAAATACAAAAAACTAACCAAGAAAAAGCGATAGATGAGACAAATTAAAGAAATAATTGTGCATTGCACAGCGACACAAGAAGGTAAGCCGATATCAGTTAGCACCATTGATAAATGGCATAAGAAAAGAGGTTGGTCAGGAATTGGGTATCATTATGTTGTGCAATTAGATGGTACAATAAATCAGGGGCGACCAATTGAAAAGCAAGGTGCTCATGTCAAGAATAAAAATAAAAGTAGTATCGGTATTACATATGTAGGAGGAGTAGAATCTGAAAGAGGTGAAGACGGTAAATGGATTGCAAAAGATACAAGGACGGATGCACAAAAAGATAGTTTAGAATACCTAATTGGTTATCTTTGTGCTAGTTATCCAGGTGCTGAGGTTTATGGTCATAGAGATTTCTCAACCAAGGCTTGTCCTTGCTTCGATGCTAAAATAGAATATAAACCTATAGCAGATAAATATGGAAGATAATAGTGGTTATGTAGTTGCTATTTCAGAACGGTTTAGAATCGGCCCTATGTTGGGGTGGGCATTCTATCAACCAGACGAAATAGATAATAGTTATGAGTTAAATATTTATTTAATATTTATAATGATTCACATTAAATGGTGGGAAGGTAATGAGTGATACAAGCAGCAATAGTGGGCCACAATTAAATGCCTTACGCAGTAATTATAATAAATTAGTTTCTAAAAAACTTTACTTATCTAAAAGTAAAAAAGTACAATGGGAATCTAAAAGAAGATTTGGTAATATCTAATCCAATGTCTAAGGAGGATGTAAACATAAATAAGTTTTTAGCAAACAATTGGTCAATTGTGGTCGGTTTGTTGGCTGCTATATTTACAGCAGGAACTATTTTTGCTCAGTTTACTGCTTTAAAAGTGGAGTTAACAACTGTACATGAGAGGTTAGACAAGAAAATTAAAGTCATTAACGGATTAGAAGACAGGATAGTTGGTATCGAAAAAGAATTGCAATACGAAAAAGGATACCTAGAAGGTAAAAAAAAATAAAAAGTCATGAGCAAACCAAAGAAAAAATTTAAGGATACTAAAGTAGGTAAATTCCTGCTTGGTAGTGGATCTAAAATCGTAGATGTAGTTGGAGATCTATTGCCTAATTCTGGTGTTCTTGGGATAGTTAAAAATTTAATAGAAAAGGAAGATCCAAAACTACTTCCTCCAGAAGATAAAGAAAAGGCTTTAAAACTCTTAGAACTAGATCAAATCGAATTACAAGAGGTGAGTAAGCGTTGGGACTCAGACATGAAAAGTGATTCATGGCTCTCGAAAAATACGAGACCTCTAACATTAATATATTTAACTGTAGTTACGTCTCTTTACATCACATTAGATGCATTAGACATAGCGTTTGATATTGACGAAAGTTGGGTAGAACTTTTAAAAACCCTCTTAGTTACGATATACGTTGCATATTTCGGATCAAGAGGATTTGAAAAATATTCATCAATAAAGAAAAACTAAATACCTAATGTGTTGTATATCCTAGGACTTTTTGTAGACCTTTTATAGATAATATACCCATCATCCTTTAATAGTTTAATTGCTTCAGTTTTTCTTTGCTCTTGTATTCTATGGTGATTAAAAGTTTCACTCTCAATTGCGTTTGGTTTAGTATTCATGGTTTATGTGTGATTTGAAAACCATCCAGAATGATCTCTGAAAGGTTTGTTTCTATTTTGTTCTTCTATTTCTGGTTGCTGTTCATTTTTTAAAGCAATCAACAAAAGGATAAGGTATCCTGTAAGATCTTTTACTGTGTCCTCAGTCTTATCGTAAATCCCTTTTTGTTTTATTCTAGATAACTTATCATCTATCCTAGCACATAGTGATACTACTGCGTTCCCCTCACTAAAAACATTAATAGGTGACGTTGCACTATCACCGTAATCAGTGTTTTTAGAGATGAGAAGGCTGATGATTTCAGCACCAACCCTCTCAATTTTTTCTCTAGTATCCATATTAGAATGGTAAGTCTGTGCCTTCTTCCTGGTTCACAAACTGATCAACTTTTTTAGCGTGTGCTTTTGCTGAGTTACCAGATGGAATATTACCATCAGCGTAAGTCACTTTCCAAGCGTTAGCGTTTGCAGTTCTTAACTCTCCATTTCGATCTGAATAACTTCTTAGGTTAACAGATACTTTTACCTCGTCCTCTACCTTGTAGGCATTAAACAAGTTTGCTTTAGCACCAATTGCTTCAATAGGATAGTCTACTGGGTATTCTCCTCCTAGTGTAAGTGTTAGTGTTCTTTTTTCCAAATCTCCGTTTTTTGTTTGGATCGTTAACGCATCAGAGATTGCTTTGATACGTCCTTGTAGTTCAATTGAATTACTCATTTTTAATTATTTAAAAGTGTTATATATATTCAGAGACCTTACAGCCTCTCGCCTTGAGATATTCAAGGACTTCTTCTGTTATACAGTTTACATAATTTATCTTATCTGAAAGTTCTTTATTTAATGCTTTCAGTTTTCTTTTTTCTTTTACAGTATTGTCTTTGTGCACAATGTTGACATGATCTGTATTATGCTTCAGTAGTAATCTATCTACCTCTGGTATTCTTATCTTGTAGTTTACCATACTTATACATTAAGGTGTATTAATAATTTGATTTTTTATAAGCATCTCTATTAACTCCATCATATCTTCTTTATACAATATACAATACTCTTTACCACCTGGTGCTTTATGAAACACAATAGGAACATCTGTGGGTTTGACTACCATGTCTGCTAATACTTTTTTGTATTGGGGATTTCTCTTGTAGCACTTTGCCTGTACTGCAAAATCTCCTGTATTCATTAAATCAATTCCCTGGTCATCTAACATTTTAGATCCATACCTTGAGGTTACACAATCTGTAAAGCCTAGTTTTTTAAAATCTTTTACTAGTTGTCTCTCATAATTGTGTCCTTTATTCCTATTTGTGTTTGCCATATTATAGTTTAAAATCTTTATTTACATAAATGCTGTTTGCATTTACCATACTTTTTATTCCAGAATATTCCACAGTTTTATGAAAGCCTTTATATAGTAAATAATAGTCATGTCCCATTCCATTTGGTCTTATGTAATACTTTTCAATTCCTGGAACTATTTCATTTAGTTCTGCTAATCTTACTAAGTCTTCACCTTTCTCGTATGGCTTTGATTTTCCTATTTTACCTCCCCATTTATTGGTTTCCCATTCGGTTCTATGTAATATTTGTAATTTATTGTCCATTGAATTTTGAATATTGTCCATCATGAGTAGTGTCTTCGTACTCATTATAGCAAGTTGTATCAAGGTTATATTTAAATTCTTGCATACCAGTTTTACCAGTAAACCTCCATCTTACTTTCCATACATGAACCTCAACTAATTCTCTTTCAAAGTCTCTATAAACTGTAATTCCGTTATCTACTTTATTGAAGAAGTGTGAAGATCCACTTACGCTGTAACCTGAAGCGACCTCCACCTTCCCATTTTCTTTCTTTAACTTTTGTGGGTGTGCAACTAATATTACTCCACAATCATAAGCCTCTTTAAATATTTTTATTTTAGATAGTTGTAGTCCAGTATACTGGTGCTCATTCATTCCTCTTTCTATCTTGTGCTCAACAAATGCCCAGTTGTCAATTATTAAACAGTTTATACCCATTTTTTTAACTAACTCTTTTCCTTTATTCAATATACCTTCAACAGTAAGATCGTTGTCTTTTAAATTAATAAAGTAAAAGTGATTATTCACGAAATCAATTGCAGGATCTAATTCTTCTGGTTGTAGGCTGTCTACCCCACCTCTTCCAAACTTTTTACCAGAAAATTTTTCTATTAGTTCAGCAACATGAACTTTAATTGGTTGTTTCTCTGCTGAAAATATACCAAATTTCCATCCATGTTTCTTTGCTAACTCAACAATTACTTGATCAACAAAAGAAGATTTACCATGTCCTGGAACTCCAGTTACTAAAGTAAACTCACTAGGTCTCCAAGACATTAATTTATCAAACTCTCTATAACCGATCATGTCACCTTGTGGCATCCCATAATTATAGAGGTTGTGTATTTCGTTTCTAGAATCTGATGCTTTACTCACTCCCTCTAATGGAAATGGCTTTGCGTTGTCTAAACATTTTACGAGTTCCTCTGCTCCATGTTTAAGTAAAACATCATTTGCATCTTTACATCCCTCTGGAAAATTTACTAACCATATCCTTTCTTTACCTAGTCTTCTAGATAATTCATCTCTTAGTTTTATTCCTGGTGCATCATTGTCAAGTGCTAAATAAACTTTTTCTTTATTTTCAAACTCATCAATGCTGTTGTCTAAATATGTCAAGTTTTGATTTCCAGTAGATGCTCCATTAGGTACAGAACAAGCAAATATTAACTTATCTGTCTGTAAACCAGCCTCATAGAAAGCCATAGCATCAAACTCTCCCTCAGTTATTACGCACCATGAAGCAGGATTTATTAAGTCTAAACCATACATGATCATTTCTGATCCTTTGTTTAGTTTAAAGTTTTTTTGAGAATCCCTAAACTTTATATTTATTCTTCTCCCTTTTCTAATATAATTAAATTGAATTACTGGCTTTTCACATTGTACTTGAGGCATATATTCGATTCCCTCGGTTACTCCAAAGTATTCAATAGTGCTATCGCTTATTCCTCTGTCTTTGAAAAACTTTTGAATTTTTGAAGATAGTGGAGATGCTTTTACAGTTGGCATCTCGTAATCACTTTTGTATTCTACAACTGATCCGTTTTCACCACAATGATGACAATAGTAAGTTCCAGTTTCTACCCAGACTCTTAAACATTTTTCGTTTTTGTTTTTTCTTCTGGTATGTGAACATTTAGGGCACTTAGTTTTTTGTGGTTCAGTGCCAGTATTTCCCTTAACATCTATGCCAAGTGATTGTAGTTTTGATAAATAGTCTGTCATATTATTGCTACTCTTTTTCTGTTGGGGGTGACCTTATTAGATGTCATCCACTCTTTATATTGTATTAGGTATTTCTCTATAAATTTATTTCCAAATATCACTTCTGGTGTTACAGAAGACTGATACTTTTCACTCCATTGATCTTTGCAGTAATCAAATACGTTTGCCATTGTTTCACCAGTAATTGGTTCACCATCAAACTTTTTTGATAGAATGCTTTTAAACCTTTTTTCGTATGTTCTTGGTTGGTATTTTTTCTTATACCTATTATTAATGTATTCTATTACATCAGCACATACTTTTTGGTACTCTAAAGATATTACTTGATCAGTCTCTGCAACTGCCACTCTAAACCATAATGGAGTTGTCCTATATTTTGGATGAGATTTAGTTCCTATATTATCAATTAGTCCTTTTTCAGTTAGTTCACTCACATATCTACTCATTGTTCTGGTAGAGGTGTTTAATTCAATACCTAAGTCACCTAAATTTTTATCACAATAATTATCTACACTTGTGTATTTGTATATTAAATCACATAACATATATGATAGTGGTGAAAGATCGTGTTTGCGTAAGACTTCATAAATTACAGTTGTGCTTCTTATCATTTTAATAATAGTTTATGATACCAGAGGTCTCTATTTTTTTTGTTTCTATGAGATTCTAATCTGCATTCTACCTCTATGATTTGATTAAGTTTAAATTCTTTTATCTTGTCTTGTAATTCATCCCAACAATGTATTGCTAAATATGAATTATCTAAAGTTTCTACTATAAGTATCTTGAATGAGTGAGTTCCTTTATCACCTTTTACAGCGTTCTCGCTTCCGATATACCTTACTTGTCCGTTTACTTTTATATTCATTTAATGTTTTCTTTTATAATTTCAGCAAGTGAAATAGTTTTTCCGTAGTTATGCTTTATAAAGTTTAGTATTAAACTGGTTTTTGTATGAAACCCAATGGCTGTTACACCTGGCTCTTTAGTATTATAAAACTCATCCATGATTTGTATAAATTTTTTTTCCATGAACTCTATGTTTTCTTTATCATCTGACTGGTATTCTGCTATGTCATCTATTGTATGTCCAAACATTAGAGATACCCCAGTAAATATGCACAACCCAAAATACGAGTTTCCTTCTATTACAGAATTTACTTCTAATGTGTGTGGGTTTCTAACAGCCAGATTTGCTATGATCCCTTTTTTTATATCACTTAGTTTCATTTAAAAATTTGTTTTATCAATGTCCTTATATCTTACATTGAAAGTTTTACCCCAGATAATTTTCCCCTTGTGTCCAAAGTCTATCTCTTGTGCTCCACGATGAAGCATCATTTGTTTTATAAGTTGTTGGGTTAGTTGTTTGTTTGACTTTGCTAATTTTTCTTCATCTCTATACTGGATGTAGTCTTTAGTTAGTCGTTCCATTTCGTCATTTGAATCAACAGAAACCCTATCAACCATTGCTTTATGCTTTTCAGATAAAAACTGATCAAGATCTACTTTATATTCGTCCTCTACATTTGGCTCTAAGTGTGAAACAAGTCTATAGGCTTCATTGTTGTCTAATGTTCTGAAGTCTGTGTCAATGATTTCTCTTGCTTCTTGAACACTATTGTAGAATTTTTCTGCTTCCACTAATATTGTTTCTTGAATGTTTTGGTTTGCCTCAACAGTAAAAACATCCATATGTCTACCGTCTTTTAGAAAAGCAAATTGACCATAGTGATATCCTAGCACAAGCATATACAATTGTATTTGTGCAATGTAGTATGGTGGGATTCCTCCAGACCATTTGTCTGCATTGTATCCAGATATTGTTTTGATTTCTAAGACTCCTTTACCATTCATTTCATCATGCATGGTTATTTGTCTGTCAATATTAGCAAACAAGAATGGATACTTTGGGTTTACAAATATAGAATTTCTTCTAATTGACTTTCTAAGTTTTGTTTTTGACTGGTAGTTGTTTATCATCTCTACTGGATCTCCAGTCCAGTATTGCCATAAGTCAGCAACATAGTCTTCAAGTAGTCTTCCATGAAACATAACCTCATTATCTATGTTTTTCATGTTGGCAGTTCCTACTGATTGATTCCATCTAGTGATTTTAGATGTCCATGGGTTTAGTCCTAATAGTGTAGAGGCATCAGATCCTCCGACCATTCCTTTATAAACTAAAGTTTTTCTTAATTCTACCCATTCTTCATAAGTTAGATTTGCTGTTGGAATTCGTTTTATTTTCATTGAGTTTTGATTTAAATAAAGGGGAGGTCTGTACATGAAAGTAAAACACTTCTGGGGTGCTTTTCTTTTTGTTGTTGGTTTGTCAACCTCCCCTTAGATTATTTACTTGCTTGTGCTACTGCTTTTTTTGCTTTTAATACATTGATTTGTTTTTTCAAAAGATCCATTTGTTCTTTAGACAACTGGTTTTTGTAAGCAGGTAGTTTTTTCTCTACTGCTGTGTAATCTTTTGAAATGTGTGCCAACATATTCTCGAAGATCTCATTTTTGCTATTATCTTTTATGGTTGCTAGTTCCCTAGCCTCGTCTTCATCCATGATAGTGTCCTCTCCACCATCAGCAATGCCAAAAATAAATAATGCTCTATTGAGTGCTCCAGACTGACATTTTTGAGATGCGAATGGTTCATTTGCTCTTTTGTGTGCAATACCATCTGCTATAATGACTCCGTCTGAATTTAGAACTGATCCTCTCATCATGATTAAACTTTCGTTCATATCTAAGATTTCAGTTTGTGTGTAGAATCCTTCGCTTCGGAAGTAATCGTTGAAGTATGAAAGTCTTTCAGTCCATGGGACTATTTCTTTACCTCCACTAATTTTTGTTTTTTTTAGTTTTCTTTTCAGTTTTGCCATCGTTATTTTTTATTAAATTGTTTAAATAAATGTTTACTATATAATACTTTCTTGTGTGAAACAAGATACTTTCCCAGTCAAATATCCATCCCTTAATTCTTCTCTGCATACACAATTCCTCAAAATTGTCTAGCAGATAAAGTTTGAAATCCCTAAGAGAGAAACGCTTACGGTCATGTATAATTTCCCTATTGTCGTAGTCAAATCTGACCATATTTTTATGGAATTAATCATGTCGTGGTAGTTTTGCTCGAAGTTAAAAAAATAAAAGAGTTTTGAACAAAAGTTAAGTTAAAAAGTGTTAAATATTTATGAACATATTAACATTGTCTTTTTGTTTTTCTATTGACTTGGTTTCGCTGTGCTGAACATATCGATAAAAAGCAGTTGATCCGTTT